GCCAGAATGTCTTCTGGGCTAGTCATCTTCTTGGCTTCTCCACTTTCTGCAACTGGTGCAGTGGTTGAGGATACAGCTTTGGCACCGTCGAATGGTGCATCAGCAACATCAGCAGATGCTGATGGCGCTGTCACACTAATGTTACGAGGAGTAGTTGATGGTTTGGAAAACCGTTTCTCTGCTCCTGCAACATCACGTGCCATAGATGAGCCAGAGTCGTTATCAGTTTGTAGGCCAAAAGGCTTGTAAAACTGTGCATACTTGTCTGGATCGTATGGCTTCTCATCAACTGAATCATGGAACATGTCCATAATAACCTGCATGTGTGCCTCATCTGGACGCTTGGGCAGATAGTTGCTGAGAGCAAACAGCCCATATTGATCAATAGCTGAGCGTTCATCGTCACTCAGTGCTCGCTCACGACGTGCCCAAGAGCTGGTACCATAGTCAGCATACGCACCCTTGCTCCCCTTTACCAAACGGAAATCCAGCCCGTTGTCATAGTCAATGGGGTTGTTTTCAATCTCTTGGTCAAGAAACACTGTCTTGATGCGATCAAACACACTGGGATTGATCACAAAGCGCCGAATGGGATTTTCTGGAAGATTGGCTAGATCCTCAGGATTGGGATTCTGTGTCACAAAGCCCTGGAACAAAAATGACTTTTTGCGCCAATACTTGCGTGCCATGTCCTCCATTTCTTTGCCGCCCTTCCACCAGGGACGAATCTCTGCATTGATTGGGCAACTGCCAGGCTTCCACATGTCAACGCAAGGCACTTGCACTTCAATTGGACGACCAGTTGAAGCTTGACCTTTGATACTTGGGAAGGGAAGACGCGTGATCAGCCGTTCAACCCAAAAGAAATCATTACTGGTATCGCCGTCTGGAAGAAATCGTAGTGTTGCTGTGCTGCCGTCTGGATTGCTCCAGAAGGGATAATTTGCTTTATCCCCACCACCGCCACCTGTACGAGCGCGGTCTTTTGAATTTTGTTGTTCAAGTAGTTTTTCACGAATTTGAGCTAATGATAGTGCCATTGTATTTTTCTTTCTATGTGCCTATTAAAGTGTCTATATGTTTTCAGGATAGAGACAACAAAACACTGTTTTGTTGTCACTAACAAGCTTATTTAGTATTGATAGTTCTTACAAGTTATTTTTCTGATTTTTTCAATTGTTCAATTATTTCATCCAACTCTGCTGTCACAGCAGATGGATCGGCTTCAAAGCGGCTTTCCCACCCTGGAACATTTCTTTTCAAGTAGTCTAGGGTTTCATATTTGTTGCCATCACTTGCTACCCAAGCAGCTTTCACTTGGTCTGTTTTTGATTCATTTTCACTTATCTGGAGATCAAAACTTTCCAACCAACCCATCATGTCTTTGGCTTCACGGAAAGTCAATGGCAATGATGTTGTAGGGTGTTTCCAATCAGTCAACATTTTTCTGGCCTTACTAACACCCTCATTGTAGGAGCGTGTTTCTGCCATTTGTCCCAAGAGCTTTTTGATTTGTCCACGAGTTGTGCTGATTTCATTCAGCAAGCTTGTGGACCCCAGTCTACGTGCCCGACGTTGAAGTGCACTCATGTTTTGTAGGGATTTGGTCAAATCTTGAATCAAAGTTCCTTCAGCGTCGTGCATGGATTTTTGTTGGCTTAGATGCTGTGCCATAGCTTTGGCTCCCAGCACATGGTTCAACGGAAATTTAAATCTTTCTCCTGTTGGAGTATGGAGCATAACCTGTTTGATTCTGCGCCAGCGTTGGGCTTGATCAAGATTGTCTTTGTGCCAAGGCCTTGAGTGCTTGATTACAACCAATACGCCATTGATGGGAAAATAGCTAGTGCGTGTGCTTCCACTCCAAGAATGAGTTTCTGTTACGTTCATGTGTTTGAAATGACGTGGCTCAAGCGTACGAGCAAAATGCTCGGTGTCAAAACTGAAGTCCCATGGATTGTGTCTCTTCAAGGCAAATTTGATATCCTTGAACCTTTTTTTGTCTGTTACATCACTCGTATAAAATGTAACCAAGGGTTTAGGTGGCTTGCCTTTGGTATATCCTAGAGAAACCATCAACTTTTCATTGTTACTCCAAAGGCGATCGCTTTTCTTGGGATCAAAAACTTGATTGCCTTTTTCATCGTACATATAAATTTCATGACCCTTGCCACTCAAAACATCAAAAATCAATTGGGCCATCTCTTCATGAGGTGTTGCCATACTCTATCCCTTCTCTATTCCAATATTTAAGAGATTACCAGATGCTAACAGCTATTGGCAAAGGCTCCATCAAATCATCAACCTCCACTAAATCATTATTCCTGATTTGTGATGCTGTGCTGTCGTCCCATCTTGCTATAAGCTGACTCATTCTTACTATCATCAATAGTGCACTGACCAAGTCATCGTGTTCTCCACTTTTGGCTGCAAAGCTTCCGCCTTTGGTAACATAGTTTTTCAGTTCTGAGATCAAAGGCTTGCTCTTGATTTGGAGGCGATTGCCTTCTATCAAACTTTTGAGTTTGGTTACAGCTTGATTCTTTGTGCGCCCATTTGTATTCAATCCTTTCCTGAACTTTGATCCACTTTGATTGGGTTCACTCATCAATTGCGCTGGTACTACGTCCCATCCTGCTTCATTTAAAAGTTCAATAACAGCCTGCCCATAACTGTTGTTTTCAAATGTCCAGAATATTTCTGGTTCGCTTATTTGCTGGGGTTGTGCTCGCATTTCTCGTTCGATGAAGCTGGTAATTTGTACAATCATTTTCAATTGTGTAGCAACATCACTGCGGTTATGCATCCATTCAGCAACCTGAGCCATTTCTGGCAATCGCCATACTTGTATAGCTGCTGAGTCCAAGCCCACGCCAGCTGATGGATCAAGGCTAATGAGATAAATGTTGTTGGCTTGAGGCTTTTCCCACCATCGTATATGGTTGGTTTTGAACAAGGGTTCAGTTGAAACCAGTCCTGCTAGACACTGACTGTCAATCAAGGTGCTGTCTGCTGTTAGGAACCGCAGTTCATATTCACGCTCAAACTTTTCATAACCAATTTTGGCACGCTCTTTTTTGGCCCAGTCTTCGTCTCGATCAGGATGTTGATTCCATTTGGCAACAAATGCTTTGAATCCATTTGCTCCCAGTCCATCAGGCAGTTCGTTCCCAAATTCGTCAATTGTACGATTACTGCTATACCAAATTTGTGCAAATGGGTCCTCATCACTGTTGGGAGTGCTAGTGATAATGCATTTTCCTCCAGTGGCTAGAGTTGGGCTGATGGCACTCCAAAACTCTTCAGCAATTCGAGGCTTAACGAATGCCATCTCGTCCAAATATAACAAGCTGATGGATTTACCACGTCCTGTTGAAGGAGTGGTAGTAGCACTTTCAATCTTGCTGCCGTTGTCAAAAACAATCTTTTGCACGTTGTAGGTCACAACACCAGCTTTTAACCAGTCAGGAAGTTCTTCATAACTGAATTTGATGCGATCCATAATCTCGGTAGCTGCGCGAAAATTATTGGCAGCGATCAAAATATTCACATCTTTTTGGAACGTTGCGAACCATAACATGAAGCTGGCTGCTGTTTCTGTCTTCCCCAACTGTCTTGAGCACATAGCTATAACTTGGCGGTTTTGCCAGTAGGTCAAAACCAAGTCTTTTTGATAGTCAAACAGTTTGAAGGGCACTCTGCCTTTGGTGCTATGTCGAATGTATATGTAGTTGTCTATAAAATACAAGGGATTGATAGCACACTTGAGGAACTCAGCCTCCTGGTGTGCAGTCAGTCGCAACTGTTGGTGCGGCTTTTTTATTAGGACTGGATCAGTGTTATTTTGTAGCATCTCTAATACAAGCGGAACAAATGGTCAACTGCTTCCAGTTTACGAGGTGTTTCTCCGCTGACACCCAATAATATTTCTTTTATCACTGCATCAATATTTTGTTTCCAGAATTGCAAGAACGCTTGTGTTCTCTGCAATTCTGGAACGTAGTCATCCAACGTCCACACAAATTCCTGAATCAGGTGTTGATAATCAGGTCGATAATAAAAAATGTCCAGTGTTACTATTGTTGTGCGACGTATCAGCATGCAAATTATCG